TGATTGTTGACAAGTAAAAGATATAGATATATCAAAAGGTGATGGTGACTGAAGTGAGGTATTACTACACTGAGAATTTGTACCTGTTGATGTACAATCTGGACTAATAATCTGTTCTATTTGAAAATTAAAATTTATAGTAGTTCCTGCTGTTATGTTTGTAGATCCAGTAGGTATAAGTCCACTTAAATCCCAATTTAATACAGAACCATTTACTGATTTGTTTAAATTTACAGGGTCTATATTATAAGTCCCTGTAGATATTGTAGGGTTCTGCGGGCTTAAGTTTCCTAGGTCCACACCACCTATCTCCCTGCTGATTCCTTTTAATCTATAGTCTATAAAAATATCTGTACCACCCTCGGTGCTAGTTATATCATATCCGTCAACATAGTTTCCGTACATGAGACGGTTTCCTTGAATAGTTTGAGCCTTAGCCAGCCTAGGTACATTATCATAAAGTCTTAGCAGTTCATCAGAGCCAAGAGTTGTGTATATCTCGCTGTTAGAAAACTGAGTAGTTTGAAAGTTATTATCACCCCAACCATATTAATCTTTAACATATCTTTTAATTACATATATAACATTAGACGTAGACTGCTTATATAGAAGGTCTATTTCTTTTACACGACTACTTCCTGTAGAGAAAGTAATATTACATGCGTTATACAAGTTCTGCATACCCTCGTTCCAATAGTTTTGTAAACTTAATTGAAATGATAGAGGCTGAAAAGCAGGGGTTGAAAATAAAGACGTTGCACTATACTCACCGTCTTCGTATCTATACCTGTAAGCAAACGATAAGAACCTAGTGTCCATATAATTTTCTTCACCAGGTATACTTAAAAATTCTATATGAGGTGTCCCAAGAGGGGCTACTGTATCGTAGTCCTCAAAACCTGGAGGCTTAACAATTACACCGATATCCTCCTCCTCAATTTGGTCATTACTAATGGGTTGTGCATAATTTCTTTTTACATTTATTAACCTTGGAGGGTTTAAGTCATCGGTAAAAAATAATAGGTCCTCAATTTTTGATACCCCTGTAATTAAGTTTGAGAAACTAAAGTTAAGTAAAGAAACGGTAACTACATGATATGTAAGTGTATTGGTATTGGTATTAAAAGAAACAATCATATCCACTACCCCTGTAATTGTAGAGTTAGGATTGTTTTCGTTATGAATAAACCAATATATAGTCTCATTGATGCCGTCCTCAAAACAACCTATAGTTCTAACCTCTCCTACTAAAGGAGCACCTCCGTACTCTAACTGAGTCAACTTAGAGTTACCCTTAGAGTTTTCTACCGCACCTATCTCTGTACCCTCCGTTGAACCAAGCCTAACATTAAGTGCGTCTATATATTGTCCAGGTGGAACTAAGCGTTCATCAACGCTCTTGTTCATCTTACCTGCTATAAAGTCTGTTCTTGTTTGAGCCATCCTATTTAATTAATTTGTTTTGCCCTCTCATGTTTTGTAGTAGTCTACCAGGGTGAATGTTACTTAGCCTTAGCTTTGCATTACGAAGAAGTGATGACTTGTCTTTTCTTGCCCTGTTTATAACGTACTCCTGTACACCAAAACGCCCGTTCAATATAGAGTATTTTATGTAAGCATATATAAATGCCTCGAATAACTTATTAACACTTACGCTAGAGTCATCTCCCGACTCTAGTCCGTCAGAGATATATTCTAAAACCACAAGACTACCTGACATACCTGACGTAAAGTTAATTACACCACCCTTCTTATTAATACTGAAGGTAGGGTTAACGTTTGCAGTCTCTGTATTTAAACCAAACCTAGCACCAATACTATAATCAAAGTACCAACTACCATCTATGTTCCACCCCTGCTGACCGTTGTAAGGACCGTCTCCTAGGTACATATTTTTTTGCTGACCATCTAACCTCTGTCTGTCAAAGAAAGAGTTGTCAGGCTTTAGTACGTTACCGTCTATATCAAAAAGTATTTGACAGTCATTATCCTGAAGGTATGCCCCACTCCAGTTTGTCTGGATGTTTTCGGTCATAGGGAACAGCATGCCGTTCTGTTCTTTAGATATCCTAACCCAGTTAACATAGTCTTGAGGTAAAACAAATCGTAGCTGGTCACATACCTGAAGCTCCAATATCTTTACCTCCTTCATCGCATCGTAGTTCAACTCCTGTATCCCTCTCTTTGCGTGAAATAAAACTTGGTATCTGTTTATATTATTTATAAGTTCATTGTTACCCTGATGCATTAACATAAAGTTATTTACAATATCCTCTAAGGTAACGTATTGGTACGAACCCCAATTAGCATCTGTTGGAACGGTCTGTCCGTTCTCGTAGTATTGATAGTCTGTAATATATGCCATATCTAACTTGTTTCTTGTGTGTCACTATTCTCTTCAGCCTTTCCGAAATTATATACGTCAGCTTCTCTAATCTCTATACCAACGTACTGACATATCTTTGCAATAAGCGTAGGCTCATCAGAGTTAGGCAACTCAAACTCTTGAAAGTCAGGCTGTGTTGCATTAAAAATTGGTTCACCTACACCAACATCTATAAATGTCCACTTAGGAGCAAAAGGGTATCTTATGTACTGTGATCTTATTGCACCTGCGTTTGTTATTGTTGTAGGGTATACTGTGATAGTGTTACCGTCTAATACATATGCAGGGTAAGTCTTATTAGGTGCTGTAAGCATAGAATTGGTTAGTAAGAATATTTTACTTTGGTTAACCCTTTCTACCTCCCTAATCTTAGTGTCTGAATAAATTACATACTGGTCACCTATAGAGAATATTGCGGAACTAATGGATATTGTACCTGTGTTAGGCGCATCCACTCTTGTTATATACGCCTCCTGTAGTGTGGTTGTGTTTACTATAATACTACCTATTGGTGGAGTTGTATTTGAGTTTGGAATGTTTGTCCATACAGCAACCTTAGAAAAGTCTGTAACAGTATTACCTGTAGCAGTACCAGTTATACTCCCCGTAAATAAAGGTGTGGAATAATAAAATAATTTATTAATAAGGTAGTAGTCACTTGGTAGTGAGAATGTATTAGCGTTAGCCTGTGCTAAAAAAACCTGTGTAGAAAAACTATCTATTACCTCAACCAGTCCCTTCTCTATATCCGCATACCCTGTACCTGATTGACGGGCGTTCTGTCTCTGTATCCAGTTGTTGTACGAATAGAAGTAGTCCTCAAACATATCCATCTGGGCCTGCTGTGCGTAAAGGTTAAAATCTTGTGGTGATATATATCCGTAGTTATTTTTATTCGCTATCGCTAATACAGTATTTCTTACTTCATTTATTGATGCTGACATATTACATAAACATTTGCTACAAAGATAACAAAAAAAAAGAGGCCTACTTTTTTAGTAGACCTCTAGTTCTTCAGTGTGACACTAAGTTAGTTAAGCATTTAAAATACTTGTCACAGCCTTAGGTAAGGCAAGAGAATACATTGGTCTTGTCCAGCTTGTAGATAACGCTTCCGCAGCAGCATCTAGTATAGATGTATAGACATCATGAGCAACCTGGTCTGCAGTCATTACTGTAGTAGCAGTTCCATCCACGTACTTAACTACAACCGTAGTTGAAGTTGCGGTTGCTGTAGCGATTGATTTTATTCCGTTAAGACTAATCAACTGATTAGTGATAGGAGCATTTGTAACCTTGATAAATTTTTCCATTTTCTTATAATTTTATATTTTTTTAGTTATACTTTCTGTAGACGTAAGAAGAAATAGTTTCTTCCACCAAGCCAAGTTGCATTAGTTACAGCAACTGCAGGATTTAAAAGTCCTGGAAAGTCGTATGTTACATTTGGCCATGAAGTCTCTAAGGACTCTACTATAGCGTCTTGAACAGCACCTCTCATATCTGAGTTACTTCCAACAGTAGAAGAGTATGCATAATCAATCTTCATTGAAACCGCAGCCGCTGTCTCATAAGTAAGGTTGATAATAGAAGAATCTGTTGCAGCGTTTGAAACGTCAGCAACGTCAGTAGACCTCATTATAACGTCAAAGTCATCAGCACCCTCACTGTATACTAAGTAGGTATCTCCACCTAAAAATGTGTCTGTATCTACAGTTAATGTAGTAGGTGTAACCGCAGTTACCTTAGCTGTTACAGCCGCTGTTATATCTAAAGCATAGTCCCCTACCTTTACACCAGCAGTTACAAAGTCTACCCCAGAATCAATTAATTGAAAATACCCAGCTCCGTCAGTAGTCCCTGCTTGTCTTACAGTATACTCTGGCATATAGATAAAGTAATCAGTTGCAGTTGGGATACCCGTCCCAGTATCTACCCCTATAGACTCAAGAGCTAAAACTGTATCTGAAGTTACTGCTGTTACAAGGTACTTTCTCTCTGTACCTGCAGTTCTATCCCACACGATTGCGTGAGGTAATACAAGCTGTGTAAATTGCGCAGCACTATCTGTTAGTGTTAAACTACCAGCACCATCAGCTGTAGATGTGCCTGTCTTAACAACGTCAAGTTGTTTAAAGTTTATAAATTTTTCCATGTTAGTGTTCATAATTAAGCTATTACAATTGATGTAAGCGGGTTAGTGTTTAAGAATGACCCAGTCTCTGTACTGTAATTTACCGCTGCCCCAGCCACCATTCCTTTCGGAGCGTAGTAGTCTGAAACCGAAGTCCATCCTGATTTTAATGCGTTCATTGCAGCCGTTTGAATTGCCTCTTTAAGAATTGGAGAAGGATTTGGAGTTGGCCATGTTAAGGTAACAACCTTCCCCCCAATATAATTTATAGTAGCAGTAGCTGTAGTAGGTTGTCCTATGCTTAGGATTCCTGTAACTGACACCAACTGATCCTGACTATTTGTCCCGTTACCATCTAATACTGGGATACTTAGAAATTTTTCCATAATAAAAATAATTTATGTGTTAATAATAATGTTATGCTATAGTAATATCTGAAACCGCATACTCAGGGATAGCCTCATAAGAAGCGTTAGTCCAAGAAGTAGCCAATGCCTTTGTAGCATTTTGTTGTAGCCAGCTTCTAAACTGTGTTCCTGAGTTTGTTCCTGACGCTGCTCCTACTGTTGCGTGAGTAATTGTAGTCACCTTACCACTACCGTATGTTAGTGTAGAGGTAGTGTCTGATGCCGCTACAATTAGTTTTAAATCTGTAACGGGAACTAATTGGTTTCCCTGTGAAGTTACAGGTATGCTTAAAAATTTTTCCATAATAAAAATAATTTATGATTAATAAGATACAAAGATAAATAAAAAAAGGCACCCTATTTAAGGTGCCCTTCATATAGTTTATGAATACTATTTATTTTTTTTTTAGCATTTGCTTTAATAATTTATATGTCTCTACACCTTCATCTGTCTGAAAGTATGAGGACATAATGTCATTAGGATTCTCTCCGTAAGGTACTGTAAGTATCTTAGTCTTGTTATCCTTAAGGTTAAAGTATACATCCCTGTTCTTA